TATTGCAACCAGAGAGTTCGCTCCACCACCGCCGCCGCGATAGTAAGAATCATTGAGCAAGTTCACGACTTGTCGCGCAGTGCTCTCTGGATCGATTGCGCCATTGACTGTAATGCTGATGCGAGCCGCGTTCTGAGAGTCGGTGAAGCCACCGCCAGCAGCTTGAGCTGCGGCAGCTAATCTGGCGGCATTCTGTGAATCTGTAAATCCACCACCACCGACTGTTCCACCGATAGATCCCACCATTGTTGCACCTGCGGCTGCCGATGAGACGCCACCGGTTGAACCGCCGCCGGATACTGATGGAACTATGACTTTTGGAACTGTGGCAGTTGAACTGACGCTTGGAATTGACACGCTTGGAACGCTGATTGATGGAGCTGAGATCAGACCGACATTGGGCAAAAACGGGATTGAATTATAGACGCGGATCAGTGCATTGATACCTGCAACAGCTCCGGCGATGAGTGAGTTAAGACCGCCGATGACTGCACCGATGACGTTAATAATTCCACCGGCAATCTGGCCAACGACTTTGAACGCACCACCTAGCACATCGACAAGAACTGGAACCACATATTTTTGAATGAATGCGATGAAAGTTGCGAACTCTTCTTTGTTGTTGGCTATTGCATCTGTGATGGGCTTGAAGAACTCAGCGAACTTGCCTAGAGCTGGAACGACTTCATTGACGACGAACTCAACAAGCTTCTGAATAATTGGCAGAAGTTTTGCACCGACTGATTCTTTCGCTTCATCGAATGTGACTTTAAGAATCTGCAATCGTCCGGCGAATGTCTCTGCGTTAGCTGCTGCCGCGCCACCGAATAGATCCGAAAGCTTTGTCTGCACTTGTGTGAATGTCATGGCTTTAAGTTCGGCAGATGATAATCCGACGCCTAACTTGCCAAGTGCGGCCGTATTGCCGTCGTATGCCTTTCCGAGCGCATTGGCAACACTGTCCAGTCCTTTACCAGTTGCCTGTGATATGTCGAGAGCTAAAGTGAGAAGATCTTGAGCCTTTGTCACGTCGTTTGTTGAAAGAGCTAAGCGCGATAGAGCTGGACGAAGTTGCTCATCTGCAACACCTGTTGCCAGAGATTGCTTTAAGATTTGTGCTTCGACTGACTTGATCATCGCATCAGTTGCACCAGTTGCATTCTTGAGAGCTGTCGCCAGTCTTACTTGCGCGGCTTCATCTTCGATTGCAGCCTTTACTCCTTCGACTGCAAGCTTTGTTGCATAGGCGGCTGCGGCAGCTCCAGCGACTAAGAATGCCGCCCCTGCCTTCTTGCTGAACTCGCCCATTCGGGTTGAAGAGTCATCGACGTCATTGTTAGCCGATGCCAGCGACTTCTTAAGTTGATCGACGTCGGCCAGAATCGAAAGCTTGAGCGTTCTACTATCAGCCATCACCACTCCTTCAATATCTTAGCGAAAGCATTCTCCCACTTAGCAAGGATCTCTGGCTGTATTCGCCGAAGTGTCGGATAAATAAACCAGCCCTTAGATCCACGACCTTCGCGCCCCGACCAGATTGGGAACTGTTTGAACTTGTTAGATCCGAACTCGTTGCCGCCCCAGAGTTGCTTTGTCGTGCCGCCACCGGAAAACTTCTGAGAAGCAAAGCCAAATGAAATCTCGCCAATCTTGCTGGACTTGCTCACCTTAGATCCTTGAGCAATTCGCTCGGCAGCTACTCCGCGACCACTTGCAGTTTCTTTAATTTTGCCCTGCGCGAAATCTGCCAGAGCTGATGATTCTTGCTTAGCCTGAGTTGTAGCTTCTTCGCTCATCGCTTTGAATGCACCGAGAACGCGACGCAAATCAGCCTTGTCGTAGGCTATCTCAACGCTGTCGCTCATTCTGTTGCTCCAATACTTCTTGCGCCGTATAGATCTGCTCCGCCGTGATCCATTCGCTCATCGGTATCCCTGTCGCTATTGCTAACTCGACAAGGATCCGATTCACGCTTCCGGCGGCGTAGCTTTTGGGATTACTTCACCGACGCTCACATCGGCCACTGTTTCGCACCAGATGTCATATCCCTTGATGGGCTTTCCACCTGATTCACGCTTCATGGCGTTGTAGGCAAGAAAGAGAAGATCAGAGATTCCGATTTTCTCTTGCGCTTGCGAAATGGTCAGCCCTCTTTTGTTCTCCCACTTCGCCCACTCTGGCGGTTGTGCGGTGTATGTACCGAACTCGCCTGATGTGTATTCGATGGTGATTGGTAGTTTCATCGTGTGCTCCCGTTTCTGTTTCGATTATGTGATGGTAATAACTGGTGTTGATGCGCATAACATCGCCCATGTGTCCGTCTGCGCATCTGGCGCAGTTCCACCGGCGGTTGGAGCTACTGGAAAAACTGTGCCAGCGAATGACGCACCTGTTGCAGTAACCATTGTGAATGCTAGGGCTGTGTTAGGAGCAGATGTGAACGCTGTCCACATAGCTTCAAAGAGTGATGATGTTGCACCCCAATCGGCCAGAAGATTCAAGTTCAAAGTCCACTGATCATCGATGTGTTTGTACTGTTTTCCTGTAAGTGCCTGATATGTCGTAATGACTGGCGCATTGACTAGCGTGATTGATAGCGTTTGCGCAGCGTAATTTGTGGACGCAAGTGTGATTGTAATGTCGCGTCCGGTGATGATTGTCGTTGCCATTTGTTGTGCTCCTTAAGCGACTTGCGTGTAGTAGGTTGATACCGATAAGTCAGCCGATAAGAGATTGCTCGCTCCGACTGAAATAATTGTGGGACGTGAGACGTCTCCGACTATGTAACCGACTGGCATAAGACCAATCAAAGTGATGATAAGAACTTCAAGCTGATCAAGTGCTCCGGCGTTGTTGTTATATGCAACGGCGGCACTGACTGTCATGTTAATCTTGACTCGAACTTGATCCTTGCCGATGATGTTAGATTCAAGGTAAGGCGAATCTGGAACGATGACCACGGCTGGCGGAATAACTGTCTCTGGGACTGATGTATAAACAGATGCCAATGGAGTCGCTAGAGCTGTTGCAAGTGCTCCGCGAACGTCGGCTGAAATTGATGTGGCAGTCATCTACATCGCCATTGTTTCGACATCGATGTAGCTTCCAAGAAGCCCGATGACTCGATTATTAAGACTGCGACCCATTCGGAATGGGCTTGGCGTAAAGTCCACGCCTTCAATTTGACCACCTGCGGCCACGACGCTTTGGAAAATCTCGACACTTACGATCAAGATTGCCTGTTCGACGGCTTCGGTTGATGCGTAAAGAGTGGCGGCGTCTGCTCCGGATAGGTACGCGACGCCAGCCGGAATCACGCCGCGAATCAAGATGTCTGCATTGGTTTTGGCGGCTGAAAAAATATATGGATTAGTGATGGAATCTGTGATGGTGATTGTGCCATTAAAAGTCGCTGGAACGATTCCACTTGCCACGACTGTCTGACCTGCCACAAAGTAATGTGGCCGTTGCGTCACATAATAAGCGACATTGGACGTTAAATAAACTTCTGCGATTGCAGCTTGATTGGCTGTCAATAATGGCAAGATAACTTGCTCCGCGCTGACAATAATGCCGTTTAAGTAAGCATCAGAATAGAGAGAAGAAGAGACGCCAAGGATTGTTCTCAGTTGCGTGGCCGTTACGATAACCGGACTTGCCATCTCTTCTTCCCTTTCTACTCTGCTGGGCTAGATACGGGAGCGCACCTAGCCCATGATTATTTTGTAACTATGCTTTATTTATTTTGAATGCGCCCGCGCCCACTTTGCTCACGAAACTTCCGTAACCATAATACATAACTTCCACTTGACCCGTTTGGATCTGATTTGAAGTCAGTCTTAGCGTAGGACTTTCATACCAGCCGAATGCATCTGGATTAACGATGAGCATTGATCCATCTGTGTCAGTTGTTGAAGCTGTGTTGGCTGTGACATAAAGATCCAAGCCAGCGACGATTCCGCGCACTGACGATGGATTAACAACGCCGCCAGTTGTATTTGTCTGTCCTGCTGCAACGTTGTAAAGCGGTGCGCCAGAAACGTTCAATGTCATCAAGTTCGCCCACTGTGAAGTGTTAGCGATGATGTTCTTGGCGAATCCTTGA